CATAAAACGGGGTCCAATACCACATTTTTTAAGAAGGAGATCTTCGGGTTTTTCATACTTATTCACACCGATGGCTGTTGCTGCGTCTGAGGCGGTTAGGAGATTTCCACGAAGAGCTAACCACTCCTCGCTCTTCTGCGCCGCATATTCCCGCTCAATCAAGGCTTTGACATTGGGATGCATATTAATGTATCATCGTTGGTAGTTTTTAAGTTGTTCAAAGAATGCACGAGCAGCCAATTGTTCGGCTTGTTTTTTACTCTTAGCTTGCCCCCTACCCCCAAATTGACCATTAATATACGCATCAATGTAGAAAATACCTTCATGATGACCCACAACGCGATATTCTGGGAGTGGAATATTCATAATTTGACAATACTTCATGAGATGATCCTTGAAGTTATCATCAATCATAATCTTATTAAGGTCAATAAACTTGGGGTCATTATAAATTCTAAGAACAAACTCTTTTGCGTGGAGTAAGCCAAGATCCATATAGATGGCACCAACGAGAGCCTCAAAAACATCTTCCAAAATCTTTGGGTTGTTATTCCAGTTGTTCCTCATGCCTTTTTCATCCATGAGAACCATATTATTGAGACCCATCTTGAGAGCTATATCAGCAAGCGTTTCACTGCGAACAAGCTTTGTACGAGCTTTAGTGAGAAACCCTTCTTGTCTCTTTTCAAATCTATCAAAAAGGAACTTTGTAATGATAAAACCTAAAACGGAATCACCCATAAACTCGAGGGTCTCAAAGGATTCATTGAATTGTTCATACTCTTTGAGGGCGGATTTGTGAGTGAAGGCACGTTGGTACAGAGACAGATCTTTGATCTTTGTTCCAACGAGATTTTCAATATCTTGTTGAGTGAAGTTCATATTATTAGAATGTGTTAATTTTTTAAGCCTTCTTCACGTAGTGGGGTGAGAGGTACTTTTGGAGGTTCAAGTAGGTGACAACAACGTCAGCTGGTGGTTGCAACAAATCCTTCAACTTTTCGTCCAAGATGAGTTGGCGACCGTTTTCTGGGTGCTTGAGTCCCTTTTCAGTGATGTACTTGTTGATCGCCTTGGTGACCTCGGAGCGAGAAACGAGTTCGCCTTCAGCAAGTCCCAAGAACTCGCGCAACTTAGGTGTCACTTCTTGTTTGCGGTTGAAGCCGTTGTTGGCTGCGCGCGCCTTGGCTTTCTCACCGTCTGGATCTTCTTGGGTGTTCTTCACCTTGCGGACGAGCTTGGTGAGAGCCTTAACATCGGCGCGGAGGGCAGTAATTTCAGCTTGGATGGTTTCAAGAGACATCTTATATCTTTCTTATGAGGTTAATCTTTAAGTCACAAAATGATCACAAGTAACTGAGCGATTACGAGAAGTATTAAGATTGGTATTCGCATATCCGTAACCATGTCTGTAGTGGGTCTCTCTATGATTCTAAATGGTTCCTTTGGAAAATCGCCCGGGCAACCACCATGACAGCAGTCTGTGGGGCATGGACGAACTCTGGGACCTTTACGCACTCCACAAAACTGATACTTCTTGGTGTCAGTCACGTCTGAGTAGGCGTAGCAGCGACATTCTTCAATCACGTTGCAGACCATATTATTATGTAGCAATATAATAATGGACACTGAAATTTATTCAGAAGCGGTGATCAATAGGTTCATGAAGAAGAATTTATTCTTCAACGATCCACTTCTTGAAAAGTACTACAAGACAGATAACCTTGCCGCGTTCAGGAAGAGAGTACACAGAGTTCATGGTAAGGAAAATTTTGAAAAGATGATCTACGCTGTTGTTACAGACTCTGTGCGTGACATTGTTCTTAGAACGGCGGCTGAACTCGCAGAATTCCTCAAGCCCATGGGTGACCTCGTTGTCTCCGGAGGTGAAGCTTTCAATATGTATCTGGATAGAGCTGATCGCCTCGTTACGAGTGATATAGACACAAAGTTCATCCCCACTATTCCATATGACGACAAATACTTTGGTAAACTTCAGGGTATCAAGCTCCTTTTGTGGAACAAATTGGGTGAAATCGCGAGGCGCGTCAACACGAAAATCAAACAGCGTCTTTCCCAAAAGACCAAGTTGGGGCGATTCCTTGGTCTGGGTTTCTCTGAAAATGGTCCATATGTGACACGGCGCTACCTTCTCATCAAGAAGAAGAAGTCTCAGCGTGGCGCTGAACCAGGTAAGGGTGACATTTTCATTGATGTGGAACTTTTCGCACTTGATCTCAACCTTAGATATTTCTCAATTGAGAAGGGAAGAATTACACAAGAAGTTCTCGGTGGTATGTTGGACATTCCCTTCATGAGACCCAAAGAGTTTGGCTACGAAGCCATCCAATCAAAGAAACAGGGTGTCACCTACAAAAATAAGGATACGGGTGCGATGGTCCACGATAAGCGTCTCTATGTCGCTGGAAAGCGTTTCCTCCTTGACGATGTCTACCTGATGCAAAAGTTGGGTCTTCGCCCGGAGAAAAAGGAGAAAGATCGTCAGCGTATGTACAAACTTGCCAAGATGATTACCAAGACTGCGAAGATCAGTCCATCTGACAGCATCAACGCTATATATAACCAAACCCACAACAAGATAAGAAGTGTCCGATTCATGTCAAGAAGAAAAGGTAATGTCAATATGTCCCTCGCAGCCAAGGTGGATCCAACGCGTTACATGGAGTTTACAACAAAGCCCCGGGAAGAGCGTCTCTCCAAACAACTCGTGTATGGTGTGAAAACATCTGTGCCAAACCTAAACATCCCAGGCTACGCAAAGACTCATGGAAACCAGCGGTTCAACCTCAACAAACAGGAGTGGGTCAAGAATACCTCAAAGTCGTATGTGAAGAATGAATACAACTACAGACCAACTGCGGGTAAAAACATTCCACCTGGGATTGACTATACTAAGTTATTGTATGGATATAAACCAGTGCGTGACAAATGGGTGCCTCGCTCAATTATAAAGAAGGCCGCTATGATACCCTTTATTGGGTTAAAGAATTGAGACGCAATTTACACATAATATGTTGTACAACGCCCCAGCTAAAGGTGATGACGGACTCTACTTCGTAAAAGCTCTCAATGATACAAAGCGAAAGTGCTTGGTTCAATTGAACAAGGTAAAGGTTGCCGATGTATCAGGAGACATGGTTTTTGACCTCGTCTCAGAAGAGAACCTTAAGAAGATTGGTGACATTGACACACTTAACCTTGAGGCTGCTCAAGAAAACTGTGAAGCTTGGTTCGGAAAGCAACTTTCTGAGAAGGTCATTCAAGGTGCGTATACCCCAAGTGTGACCGACGAACAAATCACAGGCGAATGCATTGAAGTTACCAAGGCATTCAACGCCCAGCAGGAACAAGTTGACCTTGAAAATGTTCAGCCAGGCAAGACCTGTGACGTCATTTTGGAATTTGCTGGCATCTGGTTCGCCAAGAAATCTTTTGGCTCCTCATGGAATGTTGTCCAGGTCAGAGTTCACCCAGACCCAATCTTGGACACATACCCAGAAGAGTATGCCTTCGTGGACGAACAATAAAAAAATTGTTATCATATATAAAAGATGATGAAGAAGGGTCGTGCTCAAAACCTCGCGATGCTGGCTGCGGTCGCCGTGTTGGTCTACTTGCTCTTCACTATGAACAACAAGTCTGCTTACTCCATTCGTGAACGCGAATATTCTATGCTTGAGATGGCGCCAGCTGCGGGTCCATCCGCCGCGGCTCCAGCCCAAGGTAACGGATGTGGCATGGAAAAGGGTACTGGTCTCGCCTCTTCCCTCCTCCCACGCGAAGTTGCGTCCGCGGAAGACTTCGGTGAGTTCGCTCCAGAAGACATCCTCGCGGGTCAAAACTTCCTTGAACCACGCCAACAAATTGGTTTCCCAGAGTCCGTTGGCGGTGCCCTTCGCAACGCGAACCAACAAATCCGTGCGGAACCACCAAATGCCAAGGAACCATTCGTTTGGAACAACTCCACCATTGTCCCAGACACCATGATGCGTTCTTTGTGCTAATTTCGCTTAAAGATTAGATCTTAGCTTTATGTAAATAATGTCAGTACCTAACGAACTCTCCGACAGCGTTTCCAAGCTCGTGGAGCTCTCGAAGCAACTTTCTGAAGCAAAATCTGATATCAAGATCCTTACCCAAGAAGAGAAGCGCCTCAAAGAGGCGGTGAAAAGTCACATGATTGGTCAGGGCATTGATACCATTAACCTCAGGAAAGGGAAGATTAGTTTGCGCAAGTCTGTGCGCAAGGGAAGTATGAACAAGGATGCCATTCGGGAGGGGCTCCTCAAGTTCTTTGGTGGTGACGAAGCCAAGTTGGAGGGGGCTCTTAACGCAATCCAGGATACTATTAAAGTGAAGGAATCAACTTCAATCTCATTAACTGGGATAAAAGAGAAGGCCGAGAAGGAAGATAAGTAATAACCATGGTTTGGAGTCAGTACGTCTACGAAGCTACAACGGGATACGATGTTATCCCAAGTGATGAAGAAGAATGTGAAGATGACATTCATCTCAGTGTTGAAGATTGGCAAATCAAATACTCAGATGAACTATGGGAATTGTGGAGACGTGTTGAACAACTTATTCACGATGCATTCCTTGAACATACACTCATGACGGAATGTACATTTTCCGATTTCGCGGAGTTTTGTTACAATGAACACCACGGTGATTGTGACTTTGTTTGGATTCCGTATGAATCAAATTTGTCGTATATCTGGAGACATATCCAAGAATACTTGGAAGATACAGGTCTCTATGATGAATTCATGCCCGGTGCTACATTTGATCATTGGGTTAAGTTTGCAGCAGAGCATACTAAGCAAAATAATATAACTATATATTAACCATGCTCCCAGATATCACCTCCCAAAAAGTTGCCATTCCAGCCGCTCTTTTTTTGGCGCTCAGCCCAGGCGTTCTTTTGACCACCGACGGGCGCAGTCTCAAAATCGCGAACGGAAAGACAAATCAAATGGCTATTTTCTTCCACGCCCTCGTTTTCTTCCTCGTGTACAGCCTCGTCGCGAAGGCGATGGGTCTCGTTTTGACGAAGACCGATTTGATTGTGACCACAACTCTCTTCTTGGCGTTGAGCCCAGGTCTCTTGTTGACCATCCCCCCAGGTTCTGGAGGTCTTCTCCGATCCGGTCAAACCAGCCTTCCAGCAGCTTTGACCCACGCGATCGTTTTCGCGGTGGTCTTCGCGCTTTTGCGTCGTCAATTTCCTCAGTTCTATTAAATAGGAGGATGAAGTACCTTGTCTTGGGTCCAGCTTCAATGGGTATATACTCAATGATCGGAACCCTCAAAGCACTTGAATCCAGACTTGTAGATGTGAAGGAAATATCTGGATCATCTGCGGGTTCTATTTTAGCCCTCTTTTTGGCTTTGGGGATGTCCGTAGATGAAATTATGGATATGGCTCTTGATTTAGATGTCCCCAAATTTGTTAAAATACGCATAGGATCCTTCTTTAACAAATTTGGTTTTGTTGATTTAAAACCTATTCGTGAAAAACTTGTTGAAATATGTGGATGTGATCCCACATTTGAAGAGTTGGATATGAAGATTTATGTATCGGCATATTGTCTCAATAGTTCCACCACAGACTACTTTTCTCGTGATACACATCCTAATATGAAGGTTATAGATGCTGTGTGTATGAGTATGGCAATACCTCTCATATTTGCGTGTGGTAAATATAACGGTAAGAGTTATATAGATGGTGGAACGCAAGAACAATACCCAATGGCACCTTTTCTTGATAAAAAGCCACATGAAATTACATGTATCAAACTCAAAATGGATCGGGTATACCAAGAAGAAATAAATAATCCACGACAATTTGTGGAATCCCTCATTCGTTCAACTCTCACAAATAGAGTTGAATATAGTGAATATACAAAAATGATTGAAATAAATGTAGCTGATACAAACATATTTGACTTCAATATGCCCTATGAAGATAAGGTTAAATTGTATAATATAGGCTACTACACTATTAAATAATTTGCTCCACTTTTTTGTTAACTTAATATAAAACAATGAATGCGTGTGACCCCGACGCAGATATAGAAAACCTTAGGAAATTGATTAAGATCAACGCCGGGGTAGATATTAAGCTAACAAAGAAAGAGATATGTGAAGCCTACCAAGATATTCAGGACGGCAAATTGCCTCTTCCACCAATGGTGATGAATTCAACAAGAACTTATCTTGTTGATAAAAAGTCCCCATTGAAGCCAAATGATTATGAACAACTTTTTGACACATCCACGAAGAGAGCCGATCTCAAACGGATTGCTCGCAAGGTTGACCTAAAGAATGTTGATCAGATGACGAAGAGACAAATTGTTGATGCCATTGGTAAGCGTCTCAGATACATGAAAGTACACGAACCCGTCAAGTTCGCGAGAAGAACGCGGGTTGTCTCCGTTAACAACAATGTAAACACAGCAGTGAACAACACAGCAGTGAACAACACAGCAGTGAACAATGTTAACAATGTGAATCGGGTGAACACCAATGTGAACCGTGTGAACACCAATGTGAATCGGGTGAACAATGTGAACCGTGTGAACACCAATGTGAACCGGGTGAACACGAACTTCAATGTGAACCGTGTGAACACGAACTTCAATGTGAACCGTGTGAACACGAACTTCAATGTGAACCGTGTGAACACCAATGTGAACCAGGTGAACCGAGTGAATCGTCCAAAGAATAAGAACTCAAAAGTGACATTTCCAACGGGTGGTCTCTTTGCGAAAGGTGGACAACCTAAATTTTTGGGTGGAACGAGAAGTGCCGTGAAGTCGGTGAAGCCAGAGAAAAAGGGTTTTTTCGCGGGACTTTTCGGTAAGAAGGAAAACAAGAACTTTGTCGCCGCAAATAAGTTCAAAGGTTCAAAAGAAGGTTATGTTTTTAGAAAAGGAGAAAAGGGATTGGGTTACTACTTAAATACTGGTCTTGTCCAAGGACCACAGTTACCACCCATAAATAATACCAAACCAATCCCAGCTAATGAAGATTTTGCTCTTGAATTGGCGGTTGCCAGAGTTAAGCAACTCGGACTCAAGAGAGAACAAAAGTTCCTCAACCAAATACAACTCGGTAAGGGGAAGAGGAAAAATATTGTAGTCCAAGCCGAGGCGGCTAAAGAAGAAGAAAATCAATTCGCTTCATTCTTGGATAGTTTGAATATTTCAAATACGAACAAGAATGCTTTCAAGCGAAGAATGGCCACTGATGACTTCAAGCAAATTCAAGTTGAAGCACAACTCAAAGCCGATGAGAAAGCGAATGTTGTACGCTCAAATGAAGAAAAGATGATCATGTTCTTGAAGACAACAGGTCTCAATAACACAAACAAAACTTTATTCCTAAATAGAGCTCGTGCAAATGGTTCAAACATCAATGCTCTCATTGAGGAAGCTCGTCAATTGAATACTCAAAAGAAGACAGAGAAACTCTCAAAGAAGCAAGATGAGTTCCGTACCATTCTTCAAAACTACAACAAGTTGAATGCCGCCGATAAAGAGGCTCTCATTAAAAGTGTCACTGACAATGTCAACGCGAATACAATGCGAAAGATGGCAGACGATCTCCTTCAGAAAAGGATAGAGGAGAAGAAAAATGCGACGGCACAAAATCTTCTCTCATTCTTGACACCCCTCCAGATTAATCAATCTAACAAGAATGAATTCCTACGCCTTTTCAGAAATGAAGGGGCTAACATAAACTCAATCAAGGCGGAAGCCCTCAAGCTCCAAGAAGCGAAGGGTTCTGCTAATATTGAAAAGTTGCGAGTACAACTTGAAACACGACTGGATGAACTTGGTCTCAATCAGGTGAATAAGAATTCCATTATGAGAAAGTTTACTAATGGTAACCGTAATGTGAATAGCCTCATCCAAGAAGCTAAAAATATCAAGTCCACCCGAAATGCTGAAAATATGAATGCGAAACGCAAGGAGTATGCCTCATTCCTGAATACTCTTCCAGGTCTCACAAATGACGACAAACGGAGTCTCCTGAGTAGTAATAACAGGAACCATAACAAAGCGAAGACACTCTCAAACCAAAGAGTTGCCAATCAAAAGGCAAATGAGAAGGCACAATTTGAAAAGTTCCTCGTCAACCTCGGTCTCAATAACGGTGATAGACGGACAATGTTGAACAAGTACAATAGTAACACACTCACTGTGAATGCACTTCAAAAGGTTGCACAAGAGTTGAAGAGTGAGAGAGTTCAAGAACAAAAGGCGGCAAACAAGAAAACCTTGATGGAATACCTTGAAACCGCCAATGTTTCAAGAAACACTAAGATTAATATTGAACGACGCTTCAATGCGAACCAGGCAAATCTTAGAACACTTCAACTTGAAGTTAATAAGATGATCAAGAATGCTCAAAATGCGAAGCTTGCCAATAACAAAGCTAAGCTTGCTTCAAATGTGAAGGGGTCAATCCTCTCAAACACAAACAAGAACGCATTTATTCGTAGGTTGAATTCTGAAAATGCCAACATCATCACCTTGCGAAGTGAATTGAATGCGATGGTGACAAAAATAATTCAGTCACAGCGTGGCAAAGATCGCGATGAACTTGAAGAATATATGAAGACACAAGGATTGTCACCAGAAAATCAAAAGGTGGTTCTCAACAAGTTTAATGTGAATAGTAACATTTCTCTCACAAATCTCAAACAAGAAGCAAACGCCATCTTGGCGTCGCGCATTCAACAAAAGAGAAATGCTAATGTGGGAGTACTCACAAACCATGGAAGAAAACTTGGTCTCAACAACCAGGAAATAAAGAACCTGACCAACAAGTTGAACCGTGAAAAGTTGGAACCATTAATGAATGAAGCCAATGCCATCGCCAAAAAGAAGGCTCAAAATGAGAAGAACGCACTCAACCGTGAAAAGTCCAATTACATAAACAAGCTTGGTCTAAACGCCAATAATAAACGAAATATATTGGCTCAAAATCTCAACTTCAATGCCACAAAGGAATTGGCGAACAAAACACTTCAAAATAAGATTGCTGAAAAACGATCTAAAAACATGATAAAATTGGGATTGCACCTCAACCAACTCAGTCTCAACAATGGAGAAAAGCAAAAGTTCTTTAACAATTTCAACAAGAATGTCAATTTGAATACCATTATGAAGAACGCCTCAAACTTTGATGCCAAAAAGAAGGCTGGTATCAAGACTGAGCAACTTGCAAATCTCAAAAAGTTCATGAATCAACAAGGTCTCAATGCGGGTGAACAAAAACCATTCATCAATAAACTCAATAAAAACCAAGATGATCTCGCGGCGCTCAAGATTGAAGCCAAGAAAGTTGCTGATCAAAAGTTTGCGAATTTGAAAGCTAAAAAACGAGGAGAGCTTATGAATGTTCTCAAGGGATTGAGCAACCTCACCCAAAATGACATAAATGGTATTCTCAAAAACTTTGATAATACCAACACAAACTCCAAAGTTCTTTCAAACAGAGCTAAAGAAATTAACAAGTCAAGAAAGGATGAAAGATATGCTCAGAGTGAAGAAGAGTTTTATGACTACCTCAATACTCTCCAAAATCTTACACCCGAGAACAAAACTGAGATTACTTCAAAACTCAATGGTTACTTTACAAACTGGAACGCCATCAAACAATTGGCAACCAATACAGCCGTTGGACGAGCTAAACAAAGGCGAGCTGCCGAAAAGGCTAATCTCAATAACCACATGACAAACTTGGGTCTCAATAACAATTCAAAGAGAATATTCTTCAAAAATCTTGATGATGGTAAGAATTTGAAAGTTGTGAAAAATAGTGCCACAGCGTATAAGACGGATTTAAATGCCAAACGCAAGGCCGCAGCTCGCAAGGGATTTTCAAACTTATTGAATACCCTCTACCTGAACAAGTCGGATCGTGATGCGTTATTGGAACAATTTAATGATGAGACAACTGGTCTCAATCAACTCCAAAACAATGCTCGTGAGAGAGAGGCAAAGACAATTGATAGAAATAGAGGTACATTGACTTTGTATCTCTCCGATGAATTGAAACTGAATACTCCAGATGTGAACCTCTTATTGAAGAACTATAACGCGGATCCAAGAAGTCTCAACACTCTCCGAAATCGGGGGAGACAATTGAAGAATGCGCGAAATGAAGAAGAGCGCAAGGAGATTCGCAGACAAATTAGGGAATACCTCAATGGTCTCAATTTGTTGAACAACAAGAACAAACAAAATATTATAAACAAGAATTTGTCTTATAATAACGCCAAGACCGAAGGCAATAAAGCCCAGGAGTTCAAACGAATTGCCAAGAGAGGTGCCGAGCGCAACACTCTCACAAACGCTATAAAGAACCTTCCCAACAGTGACCAAAAGGAATTGTTGAATAAGTTTAACACACGAAATGTCACCCTGAACTCTGTGTTGAATGAAGCAAAGGATCTCAAGGCGAAGAGAATCGCCGAGAAACGAGCTCGTGAGAGAATAGAACTCTACAACACACTCAATGGTCTCAATATGAATGTCGCAGATAGAAACACAATCATGAATAAGTTCAACAAGTCAAACGCAACTGTGAATTCTCTCAGAAATGAAGCTGTAAAATTGAGAAACCAGAGAATTGCCCAAAAGCGTGCCCAAAATCGCGGTGAACTTGAAGCCATTCTCAATGGGACAAATCTCAACGCCTCAAATAAGACGAGTATTCTCAATAAGTTTAACGCCAACAAGAATGCCACTTTAACATCTTTGAGGGCGACTATTGAAGAACTTTCAAAACAGCGACGCATTGAAAAGCGTCTCGCCACCCGAGTTGAAGTTGAGAAGTATCTCAAGAAGGTTGGCCTCTCTAACGCTAACGCTCAAACGGTTCTCAATAAGTTTAATGCTGACAATAGCATCTCATTGAAAGACGCCAGTAATGAAGCGAATGCGATCCTCATCCAACGAGTCACAGAAAAGATGGCACAAAACAGAGAGAATCTCGTACAGCATATGAATGGTCTCAATATTAGCAATGCCAACCGAGCAGCCATTCTCAAAAACTTTGATAGTGAAGCGGTGAGTTTGAACAATCTCAAAAATCGCGCGACCCAGATAAACAATGTCATAAAAACCAAGGCTGCACAACGCCAAGAGCTTTCCAATTATTTTAATAATTTGGGTGTGAATGGAACCAATTTACTTCAGAAGTTTAATAATGGCCGTTCAACTCCCCAAAAACTCAAGAAGGAGGCCGACGAGCGCCGAAGAGAAATGAATGCCAGAGCTATCAACGCCAAGCGAGACGATCTTCGTGAATATATGAGTAACACACGGCTACCAAACGCCAACAAAAATTCATTCCTCAATCGCGTTGAACTCAACACAAATATGAACACAATCAAAAAGGAAATCAGAGAACTCAATAGTGTTCTCAAGGGTAGAAATGATGAGTTTGCACGAAAGAAGTCTGAACTTAGTGTGTACCTCAATGATCTCAATAACCTCACTTCAAACCAAAGGACATCCCTCTTGAAGAAGGTTACGAACGCAAATACAGATATAAATCCAATCAAACTTGAAGGTAATATATTGAATAAAGCTGTCAAGAATAAGCGTGCGGCTCGGGAAGCTGCGGAAGAGGAAAAGAAACGCAAAGAAGCCGAAGCCAAGAGGCTCCAAGATGAAAAGAAACTTGAGAAGCATCTCAGAAGTCTCAAGCACCTCACAAGTAAAGAGATGGAAGAATACATGTCGGATTTCAAAAATGGAAAGGCTCTCATTGATGATTTGATCGCTGTATCAAAGGCAAAGAATGCTGATAATGAAAAGGACAAGGATGCCGTGAGAAACTATGTGAGAAAGGCTTCCATCCCACAATTCAAAAAGAATGTGTACCTCAAACAGCTCAATACACCCCATGTGAATGTGTCACCAATCAAGGGTCTTGTGAATGCAAATGTTGCGGCACAAAAGGTTGAGGTTGAAAAATTGATTAAGAACACCGAAGCTAAACTCAAAAAGCTATCAAATGTAACGGCTGATGAGAGGGCCGAATTCAAAAATAGACTTAAGAGGGAATCAGCGGGTGATGTCCTCAAAGAAGCTGAAAAGCTCAACGCAAGTAGAAAAGGTGCCCGAAAGGCTAAGAATAAAATGACTAAAAATGTGGCAGAATCTCTACGAACTCTAACGGATCTCACACGAAATAACCGAAAGATGTTTATGGGGCGTCTCAACGAGAATGGACCACAAAAAGTTGTCTCTAATGCCGTGGCACTCAATGACGAGAGAAAGAAGATCAAGAGGGAAGAGGAGAGTGCGCGAAAACTTGAAGCGGAAAAGAAGCGCATCGCAGAAGAAGCTCAAAAGAGGAAGAATGCCGAGGCATTGCGGTTTAAGAAACTCAAAGAACAGGAAATGAAGAATGTGGCTGCTAAACTCCAAGGTCTTACCTCCCTTGAACGGGAGAACCGAAAGAAGTTTATGAATAGACTTTCCACAAATGGAGCTCGGAAGGTTGTGTCTAACGCTCAAGCTCTCAATCGGGAGAGGAAGAAGAAGGAAGAAATGGAAAAGAAGATGATTGAAGACAAGAAGAGAGCTGAAGAAGAGGCTAAAAAGAAGGCTGAAGAAGAACGCAAGGCTAAAAATGCTCAAACCAAAAAGGTTGCTACCACTCTTCAAGGTCTCACATCACTTGAACGCGAAAACCGTAAGAAGTTTATGAACCGTTTGGCCACCAATGGTGCCAATAAGGTTATAGCGAATGCTCAAGCTCTCAACCAGGAGAGGAAGAAGAAGGAAGAAATGGAAAAGAAGATGATTGAAGATAAGAAGAAAGCTGAAGAAGCCAAAAAGAAGATGGAGGAGGCCAAGAAAAGAAGTCGGAATCTTCAAACAAAACGCGTCGCTACCAAACTTCAAAGTCTTACCTCTCTTCAACGGGAGAACCGTAAGAAGTTTATGAACCGTTTGGCTACCAATGGTGATCGGAAGGTGTTAGCCAACGCTCAAGCTCTCAACAAAGAGAGAAAAGAAGACGCTACCCGCATTCGTGGCGGTGTGGAGACAAAACTCAAGAAGATTGGTGTCTCCGGTTCCAATCTTAAAACTCTCATGAAGAGGTGGAATGATTCAAAGAACAAAACAATATTTAATGACGCGCGTAAGATGATATCTACTAAGAGACAACCCCTCATCAATAAAGTCAAGCGTGTCGTACCCACCGGTAATAATATGTCTCAAGCCAGACAAAAGTGGGAGGCGGCTATCCGCGAAGCTGAAAATAACGCATCACTCCAAAAAATTGAACGACTTTTGGACAGTAAGTTGAAGCTCAAGGCAAGAACCGAATCGGAAGTCAAAGATCTCCCACCACGAGAACAATCGCGGTACCTCAAAAACTTTATGGCTTATCGTGACGACTTGAGTCAAAAGACTCAAGAATTGGAGCGCATTGCCAAGGCGAAGCGCGATACCAAGGATCGTGCGACGAGGGAGACTGCCACCAAGCTTCAATCCATGAACAAGTTGGGGCGTGACAATAGAAAGCGTTTCATGAATAGAGTGGCGAAGGGAGAAGATGCTCGTGCGGTATTGAGAAATGCCGACAAGTTACAGCGCGATCGCTCGGCTAAGCAGAGACTTGAAGCTGAGCGAAAGGGGAGAGAACAAGAAGCAGCGCGACAGCGTAAGGAACGAGAACAGAAGACGCGCGAATATGAGAGACAGAAGCAAGCCAAGTTGAGAGGAAACACGGCGAGGATGCTCCAAGGTATGAGTGGCCTTGAGAGATCTAACAGAAAGGAGTTTATGCAACGATTGGAGAGGGGTAATGATCCTGCGAAAGTCATCTCCAATGCCAGATCTCGTGATGCTCGTGCTCGCCGACCAGCTACCGGTCCCCAACCAAGACAACAAACCCGCGTCGCACCCAGAACCAAAAAGATGAAGGCCAAGAACCGTACCCGTGCGCAAGTATCCAGACAACAGCAAAAAAGGAGAAGACGATAAAAATCTCACCCAATATTAGATGAAATCCAAAGTGATTATTCCAATTAGCAATTCAGGTATCCTCAGCGCCCATGGTTACAGTGATGTTAGGGATAAGTCCCCACTTGCTCGTCATCGCGCACTTGCGCGTGTAATTCGTGCGGGTGAGCCACCCCTGGGTCTCTTTAGACGCCTCAATGTTTTGATGATCCTCTTCAAGAGGACAGATCCAAAGTTGTCCAAGATCTTCAAGAAGGATCGTGATTGGGTCAAAGAAAAATATATGTAAATACCAGATATGTATGCCTATTTGATGGGTAAAAAGCGAGTTCCAGAACCCGAACCCGAGAGGGAGCCCACACCAGAGCCAGAGCCAGAACCTGTACCAACGAAACCATGTAAATTTGGGTACGTACTCATGGCTGTGATGGGTTTGATATTAAAGATATGAGACGATTTTCCTTTAATGGAAAATTGTGATGTATGTTGTGAAAGTTTCAACAAAATAAATCACAAAAAGGTTGAATGCCCCTTCTGTGATTTACAAAGTTGTCGTGCGTGTTCACAGAGGTACCTCCTCTCCATCGTGGATGACCCTCACTGTATGGGATGTAAGAACGCGTGGAATCGGGAGTTCGTAGACACATGGTGTACCCGTTACTTCCGGAACACAGAACTTCGTCGTCATCGGGAGACAATTCTATTTGAGAGGGAGAAAGCTCGTATGCCCGAGACTCAACCCGAAGTTGAGAGAGTGAGAGCCATGCGAAAGATACATAAGATAATTAATGAACAACGTCGGCGTCTTATTGAACTTCACAACAAACATGGGATATATGTCCCAGTCACACCAAATGTTCCAATACCCCAAGATATCCTGGATCTTCGGGAAGATATGGAAGAGAGTTACAGGGAGTTGGAACGCCTCAGACATGGGGGTGAACTTGTTGTAGGTGAGCCACCCAAAAAGTTTGTTCGTAAATGCCCCATGGAGGAATGTAAAGGTTTTATGAATGAGGATTGGTTTTGTGGTCTCTGTGACCGACACTTTTGTGAGCACTGTAATGAAGAGGTTGGTGATGGGCACATATGCGACCCCGACGCTGTGAAGACTATGAAACTCCTCAAAAAGGATACAAAGCCCTGTCCCAAATGTGGAACGATGATTCAGAAATTGTCTGGGTGTGCCCAGATGTGGTGTCCAGATTGCCATACAGCCTTTGATTGGCGCACGGGTCAAATTGAGACTGGGCGAATTCACAATCCACACTACATGGAGTTTAAAAGGGGGAGGATCTCTGGGAGAGAGCATGCCGATATTCCCTGTGGTGGGGTCCCCACATTTAGGGAGTTGCGAGAGATTGATGCGCCAGATGATGTCATGCGTTTCGCTATGGTACTATACAAGTTGGATCGCGACCTCATATACAGATATGGTGATGTATACGATGACGACAATCGGTACCTTCGTGTCGCCTACATGCTCAATGAACTTGAGGAGAAAGCATTCAAAAAGGAACTTCAAAGGAGGGACAAACAGAGGGAGAGACACCGAGACATCGTAAACATCTATAGAATGGTTGTGGATACTGGTGGAGATCTTCTCAGACAATATACCCTTGACCAGGGTCGGGTGGACGAAATCATAGATATAGCTGTAAAGTTGGTTGAATATGCCAGTGATGTTATCAGGACCATTCAGAAGAGATACAATTGTGTGACTCCTCCCATTATTAATCTTTTCTAAATGTAAGATGATCCTTATAATTGTGGCTCTTATATTGTTGGTTCTCTACCTGATACCAACTTATGAAGAACCCAGGATTGTAAGAGGTCTTGTCACACCAAAGGAGAGAGAGCACATTATGAAGAAGGCCAGTAGTAAATTGGATGTCTCAACTGTAGCTGAAAATCGGATCATAGACAAGAAGATCCGTGACAGTGAGACCGCATGGCTTGATATGGATGATCCAGTGGTGAAGCGTGTCTGTGAAAAGTGTGTCTCGCTCACGGATAGACCCCTCACGAACTGTGAACATCTCCAGGTCTTGAGATACGGACCAGGTGGTCATTATAAACCTCACCAAGATACATTTAGTGATACAAAGGGTAACAAGAGAATGTACACCGTGATTCTCGCGCTCAATGACGAATATGAGGGTGGGGAGACCGAGTTCCCCAACTTGAAAAAGAAGTACAAACTCAAGGCGGGTGATGCCCTCTTCTTCCATACCCTTGATAACTACGAACTCATGACATCCAAGGCTTTACACGGTGGTAGACCTGTAAAGTCTGGTGAGAAGTGGGTGTGTAACCTGTGGGTTCACAAGCACCCCTATTCACCCCACAAGTAACTCATAGATTTTGAGGAAGATATTCGTACAAATTTTAGGGGCCACCAAGAGGTCCACATTTATATTCTCCGACATTATTAATGAAGTCTGTTGTCTTCACATATGGCCGCTTCAATCCACCTCACAAGGGTCACAGACTCATGATTGAACAAGTCATTGAGACAGCGCATCGCGCTAACAAGACCCCAATTGTCGTTGTGTCCCACTCTGTGGGTAATGCTAAAAACCCATTACCCGTTGAGAACAAGATGCGTATCCTTCGGAGATGGTTCCCCAATGTGACAATTGTGGCATCCTCCAAGGATAAGAGTATAGCAAAGATTGCTCAAAACTTCAATAAGAATTCAATCATGGTTGTTGGTCAGAATAGAGAGAATAGTTTCAAGTTCCTCCCATTTAAGAAAGTTGCGGTCCCACGAACCCTCAATGCCCCCTCGGCTACAATGGCGAGGGCTGCTGCGAAAGCAGGTAACACCAAGGCTTTCAAAAATATGACGGGTTACAACCTGACTCCAAACTTGAAGAACAAGATTATTAAAGCGAATGGTAAAAAGTAAGTTATGTCGGGTGAGCGTAGCAGAGAATGGGTCAAAAAAAGATTTCCAAACGGATCACTTGGTAATTTATCTTATAATACATGGACTCAAGAAGAAGATGAAAAGTTATTACATGCTTTGGATACAAATATGTCCATATCTGAAATTTCAAAAGTACATGAAAGAACTCTCGGTGCTATAAACTCTAGAGTTCGGCGTTTGGCTTATTTAATGTATTTGAATAATGAGTCGGAAAATGAAATACTTCATAAAACAAAGATGACCAAAAGAACTCTCACAAATGCGATTAATTATTACGGTAATAAATGTAAACCTAAAGAACCTATTAATGTAGATAGTCTATGGGGTGAAGATGATGAAGAGTATATACAAGCTATGATAGACGCCGTGGATTGTGTAAGTAAAAATTATATTAAAGCTTCATTTCCAAGTACACCCATGGTAGATGTAGAGGCTCTCGCCAAAAAGATATATTCTCAACTGGGTGCTGGATACAGTGAGAGAGTATACCACAATGCTATGGAGGTACTTCTACGAAAATATGGTGTTCAATATGAGAGTGAGAGAATTGTACCTGTCCCATTTGAGGGACATATAATTGGGAACCTTAGGGCTGATATCATCATAAACAACACAGTTGTTCTTGAGTTCAAAACAATCAAGACCCTTAACGAGCAGGCTGAGTTACAGGCTCAAAACTATCTTCGTCTGATGGGACTGAAGATTGCGTACTTGATAAACTATCCTCCTCATCCGAATCGTGAGGTTGAGGTGCGTTGTATTGTTGTAGAAGAACAATGAATGGAAACATCTTAGCCAACATTCTGTAAAACTCCTGACCCTCGTCGTAGTACCTTTTTGGGTCCCTAAGACCCTCTGTTAAAAGCTCTTGAGCTCTGTTTAGATGATACTGTGCCTCATCTACACAGAACCTTTCGTACTTATTCATTACTTGAGGATATACCAGCTTCTTTAAGTTTTGAACACATTGGACATTCATGTAATCGTGGAAAGCACAGTGACACACACGCAAAGTGTTCACATTTCTTAAAACGGACACATTTCCTGGATTCGTTACACACTGGACATTCCATGTCATCCTTAAACTCAAGTATCTTATTCTCAAATCTCCAAAAGCATGCTGTACACACTTTCAAACGGGAGTCTCTCATTTTATAGCACACATCAAAGTTGGGACACTTAGTCTTCATGTTGTTATATCGTTGGAATAAACTCCCACTGAAGATCCGCACAGATTTTCTTCCATATCTGATCTTGTGCGTACAATTTGCTCTTGGACTTGAGGAGGGGAAAGTATTGGAGGTATTCATCTTCCCCCAAAAGTTCACAAAACTTGTAGAGAACATAGGAGTAACTCAAAAAGTTCTTCCTCTCTGATGGACAATTGTCGTCAAAAGGTTTTTGTATATCCTTGAACATAATCCTCAACCTCTCCTCGAGTTCCTGTGGCATATTGGGTGCCCTAATACCATTCAGAATATTGGTTATATATGGAACATGCTCATAGTACTTATTGAGTCTCAACTTCTTGAGGAGTCCTCGTATTTTGGCGTGTGTAATATCCTCAAGGTTCTTAATTTTCATCTTCTTGAGTTCTGATCTCAATTGCTCCATGACTTCATCGGGTATCGTCGTCATTTCCTGTGCCTGAAACTGACTGAGCCATTCGTTGAAGTGATTCTCCCTCTTGTAACTATAATTAACAACTTTCTCAGAAGTTTCTCGTTCTTCCCTATATGTCAACTCTTCACTAATGAGGCATGCTAAGACAAGTCCACACGAATCACACACAAGTTCACTTGTATCTTGAATGTGAATCACATTACTTGTAGAGCAGGTTTGACATTGTTCTACATGACGCTCACTTGGTCTCGTTATATTTTGATTCTCCACATCTATGAGGTAATCCCTAAATATATCTTTCCGTTGGAGTCCCACCGTCTCTTTGACATTAAAAATATTGTCAGTGTTTGTAACCTCTTCGGCTTCATCCGCATATTGATTCATATAGGGCATACATCTAATCATATAGTCAGACATTTCAGATTCGTACCTACATTTATTGGAGGGATCTGTCTCAATAAGATTGATCCAGTATTCAAGTTTGTTTTTATACCTACTTAAAAAGTTTCCCTCCATTATAATTAAGAATGTTGATTAAACTTTTAAGTAATGTTTTATATTTTTACAAAAAGTTGACGACACCTCGGGACTATACCATAATTTCGGAAGAGTTGGAATACAAGATTGACTATAGAATGAAATACTATATTGAAGATCCATTTTGGTTAGAAGAGGAGAAAGATTGGGATGGGGTCCTTGATGAATTCTACATGAACGCAACGGGTAAGCAATTTAGAAACACAATTGTTCCACAAAATGTCAGGAATCTCATTCTTCGTGTAAAGTACTGGTATGGTGGTAAAATCTATAAAGCCATCTCCAATGATATCAACTTCAGGCCGGGTGAAAATGAATCCGAAGGTATGAGTTTCAGTATCCCTTTGAGTAGTGTTTGGATCGTGGATCATGATGATAAACCACAGATAAACATTACTGAAAAGGTGAAGAGGTATGCGGGGCCAAGGAATGACTTCCATGGACAGAGTGTGCCTCTCAAGGACTTTCTTTACTACACATCAAAAACCCTTCGTACAAAGTACCCAAAAATAGTACTTAGCAACTCATTGGGTATGAAGAAGACTTTACTCACCCTTGAGGATTCTACTACTGATCTTCGGGTACCTTAGTAGCCATGTAGAACTTGAGTTCACCCAGATTGGCGACATTATACTTTAGAATCAAAAATCTGTTACCCTCTTCCTGCATAATTTGCACAGACGAACACATACTCGTCGCCTTTGTAAAGATATTCAGGTACCTCAAGGAATAGAGACCTGTCATTTCAGGGCTCTCATCTGGGCATTCAATGGAAGTCTCTTGATTGGCAAAATCTCCCTCGCAACGGAGGCGAAGTTCCCTACCAGTCCTTGTAATCTCAATGTTATCCCCGATATTGGACATATCCCTACAGAGGCGTTGAAAGTCTGCGGATGGAAGAATTGTGACACTCGTCATATTGACATCTGGGACTTCAATGCGACTCTCATTAATATCGAGGAGTTTCAATTGAAACTTTGTACTTGTCTTCTTGGATTCACTTGTAATCTCAATATCCATGAACTCCTTTGAGTTTATTTCAATTGTAAGAACATCATTGTTTGTAATTGTCTTCAAAAGTTTGAAAGTATTTGAAATGTTAATTCCGGCAATAATTTCTTCTTGATCACAATGATATTCTTCAAAGTTATCAGCGGATAGGAACATATCGATGAGGGATGTTCGGGCTGTATCAAGTGTGACGACATACATACCCTGTGGACGAAAGAAGATATTCACATCATTGAGAATATCCTTGAGCACTTCAAATGTAGATTTGATGGCCGAGGCTTGGATCGTAACGAGTCTCATGTTACTAAAAATACTGCGTTATATCTTTAAATCGCTTGATCGGAATATGCGACACCCTTTGAGACATCTCTATTAATCTTTTCCTCAAGCTCCCTCGTCATCGCTGGTTGGAGAGATTGTCCATAACTTTCAAGTGAGAACATGTCTGTGTCATTCTCTTCCCCCTCCAATGTGGTCATGGAGCATGCACCACCGAAACCCCAGTTGGAGACTTCCTTATTTGGGAGAAGGGAGTCCAACCAGTTTTTAATTTCATTCCCCACAAGAACTTTACCATTCTTCGTTAACATTGTTGGAACACGGGTAATCTTGTTGCGATAGGCAGGTGGAATACCTTGTGTGTTGATATTGTGATAGTGTACCAACTGTTTCAATTGTTTGTGTTGGTTGATGTACTCAATGACTTCCATGGAGTGTTTGCATCTTGGGCTGTATATCAGCAGCGACATCTAATATGTAGGGAGTATTTTTGAAAAAAAAATTAACGCATAGTAGTAAAGATGATGAACTGGTCTTTGACAATCGTCCTTATTGCCATCGTCCTGTTACTTACAGTGAGACGCGAACCATTCACCGAAGTCTTTGGATTTTCAGGATACAAAAAGCCAACTGGATCCATTCGCCTTGATGACGCCAGACCAGACCTCAGTGGGTATAGTCAGGCGGAAGCCGATATTGACAATGACATGATGGAGGAGTTTGTTCTCCAAGCGAACCAAGAAATTGCGAAGCGAACAGGGCTCTGCACCTACATCATTGAAACCACAGCGGTCAAAAAGTTTGTGAATGACGACAAGGCTATCTATGAATGTATGTTTATGACTGTCAAGAATGATGGTTTTGCATTTGGTTTCTCTGTTGTTGCGTCATACGAAGTTGTAAATGGACAAGTGAAGTTGGTGTCCCTCCGATCACAACCCCTTGATGTTCAGACTGTCTCTGATGTCAGTCCATTTGTTGAGAGTCAAGGTGGACAAGACTTTGTGAAGTATGAACTTGTGAAGGAGGCCGCTGTGCCAACCCAAGGTGAGTTAGAAATGGCTAAAAATAAATTGAAGCAATTATAATGATCAGCATCAATGATGTGACGAAAATTGATGAGAAGAGAAAACAGATCAAGAAAGAGATATACACTCGTGTATATGAACAGTTTTCACGAAAGATTAAACAATCGGTGGAGTTGGGACATAAACAGGTATTTCTCACAGTCCCAACATTTGTCATAGGGTATCCTACATTTGATAGGGGTGCGGCTGCGAGATACATCATGCGACAGCTCAGGTTGGGTGGTTTTGATGTACGACTTGTGAGTGACTATGATATGTATGTCTCATGGGTGATACCCAAAAAGGTGAAGCAGAAAGTGAATGAACCCGATGAAACCGAGTTCCCAGACCTCATGAATCTCAAAAAGATGGCAGATAAGTACAGGAGAGGTGCGTAGGACGGCCACTATTAAAAACACACTCAATGATAAATGGACAATCTCAATATTATGGTAGAAGCGAAGAAGGAGTACATGAACCAACTCTACCTCCTCATGTGTCCACCTATGATTGAAGTTTTTCAGGATATGTATGATGAAGCGACCAAGCTCTCCAAAGGGCGAAAGACCCTCATTATGTTCCAAAAGTTGCTGAAGGAAGTGCCAAACTGGTCTAACGCTATGTCTAAGCAACATAGTGATAACATCGCGAACCGATGTGCTTGGTTCAATGATCTCTTGGCGGCAGTCTTTGTTGCATCAACCAAGATTCTCTCAGCCGTTCGTCTCAAGGCGGACAACAAGAAGATCAGCCTCAAGTTGCCAAGCAATGAGGTTTTCATTCAAACTTGCTACAACAATGTTGCCAAGGATCTCTACAAGGATCCATATGTATTCCATGAAGAACAGAGTGAATATGTTCGTGATGAACAATTGGTTCGTCGTTTCTCTGTCTGCATTGAGGCCACCGTAAAGGAGCTCATCCCCGTCCAGGAAATCCTCCAGACCTACATGTCTCAATCTGCTGAGATGCGTGACATTGATCTTGATGGTGAGGTTCACGATGGTGAAGATCCAGATGTCTTTGATGGTCCCACTGAAGAGTCTTTCCCAGAACCCGAACCACTTCCAGAAGACGAGCCAATGATGGGTGCCGAAGAAGAGCCCGTTCAACCAACAGGTCTTGAAAACGAATTTAAGACTGTTCCAGGTGTCCAAGACCCAGCACCAGAACCTGTGACCGGTGCCATCCCAACCGAATCCGAAGCCATGCCAGAACCAATTGAGGAAGAGGACGAGGATGTCTTCTTTGGGGATGCCCCAGAACAGCGTGTAAAAAAAACTGCGTATAATTAAATGGAAGATCTGTCCGAATATCTCCGAGACCCCATGAGCGCCGCCCTCATCGCCGCGGCCATCACAGCTGGTTACATTCACCTTAAGGCCCAACTCAATAACGAGGGCAAATTAGAACTCAATAAATATACCAAGCCAGCGGTCCTAAATGCGATCCTCGTCTATTTTATCGTCGCGAATGGTCTTGGTCAGAGAGAGGCTATTTCTAACGACCCTTTCTAAACTTAAAGATTTAACCCTACGAATAAGAAAATGGCGTCTGTCACTGCGTTCAATGACATGCTTTCCCAATTTCTTGTGGAATTGCACAAGACTTTTCCAGATGAAACCGGAATCAAGAAGATGACTACATCTTTTGAAATGCTCAAGAAGACGAATCCACGCATTATTGTTGATGGATTTATGAAGGGTGTGACCCCTTATGCTGACAGGATCTCTTCAAAGGATGAGAAGTTCATCCTCGAGGAAATTGAAAAGATTGAAATGCTCAAGGACCTCAACATCAAGAGCTACTGGGCTCGTATGAGCGCCAATACCAAGGCTGCTACATGGCAATACCTCCAGACCCTCTACATGTTGGGTACTACGATTACCGCTATCCCAGCCGAGACCCTCAACCTCATTGAGGGTATCGCAAAGGACTGTGCGGATAAGATGCAGACTGAAGGTGGTGAGATTGACCAAGATGCCCTCATGAAGATGATGGGCAGTATGCTTGGGGGTATGGGTAAAAAATAAACCTCGTGCTATACTAAATGAAGGCTTGGTTTGACGATCCTCAGCAACTCATCCGGGCTGATCAAGTCTCGCAGTTCTGGCCAAATCGCGATCAATCTCCAGAAGACAGAATTAACGCAGCATCGCGTTTTGTGATCTACGCATGCTGTGCTATTTATCTCATTCGTCGTGATCCAAGAATCTTTGTTCTTGGTGGTACCGTTCTCGGTGTTCTTTATATTCTTTACAAGTCAAAAATGGTTAAGGAAACTTATGGAATGGCATCAAGTAGTTGCCAAATGCCAACCCAAGACAACCCAATGGGTAATGTCCTCATTACAGACTACACAGATGCCCCTAACCGCCTTGAAGCGTGCTACTACCCAACTGTTAAGCCAATTGTCAAAAGTATGTTAGATGACCGTATTCCATATGATGCGGGGCGTTCTCGTTCAGCCCTCCCCCAATACCAGCGCAATGCGGCGGCTCGTCAATTTGTGACAGCACCTGTTTCTAAAATTCCAGGCGACCAAACTTCATTCGCGGAATGGTGCTACGGGCCAAAAAATGGGCGTGATTGTAGATCAAACCCAGAATTGTGTAATCCAAATGCCCGTGGTGTTCAGCTTGAAGCGTTTGCCGGACTTGATCCAGCGGGTGATAGCCGAGTTTCTCATAGAGGTCATGGCATTGGCCCAGCTTAGATTATAAATATTCTCATGTAATAATAAATGGCATACCAACTTCAGCCTGGTCTTGCGATCGTTCAGAATTCGGGTGCTCTCCCAGCAGTGAAAGCGACGGAAGAAGTCTTCGTGTACCCTCAACCCAGTTCTATTAATTGTGGTGGGTGCCGCCCAAACACCATGCTCTATGGCACAGCTCCATACATGGCGGGTAAGGGTTCTCCAGCGCAGTACATTGATGTGAGTGACCAACTTCGTCCACAATCAACTACCCGTTTTGGTAGAGTTATTGTTCCAACCTATGAGCGCAACCTCTTTCCACTTTCCAATATGGAGTGCAAAGTGCCTCTCCGTACCATGAGTTATGAGCCAACCAGTACACGAGCGGAACTCCAGAACGGACTTTTTCAGCAAAGATACGCTAATAAAAATGTTACTAAAAAATAAGAATGGCCGATCCCATTTCACTTGCAGCCGTCGCTGGTTTAATTTACGCTGGTAGGGCTTTGAGCAACAAGCCCGAAGCACAAGCACAAGCACAACCAGAGCCAGTTGTTCAACAACCACAAGTTGTCTATGATGAGGACCCAGTCCCACAATTCGTTGAAAATGAGTTTGAGCCACGCGTTGAAATTCCCCAAAAGATGGAGATGGCGAGTTTCGCAGACATTGGTCGCCAACAACGAAGTGGTGGTCAGGAGATTCTCAACATGAGAAACCGTATGTATGATACCGGTCGCATGAACAACCTTTCACCAATTGAGAAACAAATGGTTGGTCCAGGTTTGGGTGTTGGTGCCGATACCCCAGCGCAAGGTGGTTTCCAACAGATGTTCCGTGTGAATCCAATCAATGTTGGTGAATACCGTCTCACTACACTCCCAGGCCGATCAGGTCCAGCTGCGGATGTTACAGGTGGTCGTGCGGCGGTTGTTGGTCAATTGACCCACAATAAACCTGAAACCACAGCATACCTTCCATCTCGTCTTCCCACAATGGCAGGACGGGCTCAGGGTATGTCCGGTGCTATACCAAGAGCGAGTCACCAGAAAACTATGCGAACCACCAACCGTTCAGAGACCGGTCTCCGTGCGGATGGACTTGGTTTCAATGGCGCCAAGCGTTTTGTTTCAGCCCAGACGATGCCACAAGACCCAACTCGTTTCAAGAGTGATCGCAATGACATGCAGTTTGCCCACGCGAGTCACGCAGCTCCAGGTATTACAAACTTCAGTGGCGCGTACTCTACAAGTGCAGCTGCCCAAATTACAACAAAGAATAACGAAGAATTGATGAAGTATGGTTTCCGTCCAGAAGATCGCAGAGGTAAGGCGAACCGTATGGGTAACAGAGGTCGTATGAATGTTCGGGAGAGTGCCCTCAAGCAGGGTGGCGCTTTGACAGCAGTGCGCGCCGATACATCTCGTATTGATGGTCGTTTT